TAGTCGTTGAGACTGCCGCCAGATCCTCTGGTGACTCCTCTCTCAACTCTGCTCTAGTTGTTGAGACTGCAGCAAGATCTTCTGAAGATTCTGCAATCAACTCTGCCCTAGTAGTCGAGACTGCAGCTAGATCTTCTGGTGACTCTGCACTTACCTCTGCACTTTCTGCTGAGTCTGCAACAAGATCCGCTGGTGACTCTACTCTTAACTCTGCACTTGCAGTTGAGACTGCAGCAAGATCTTCTGAAGACTCTGCAATCAACTCCGCACTTGTTGTTGAGACTGCTGCTAGATCTTCTGGTGATTCTGCACTAACTTCTGCACTTTCTGCTGAGTCTGCAACAAGATCTGCTGGTGATTCTACACTCACTTCTGCACTTGCAGTTGAGACTGCAGCAAGATCCTCTGGCGATTCTGTACTAACCTCCTCTCTTTCTGTTGAATCTACAACTAGATCTTCTGCTGACTCTGTACTCACTTCTGCAATTGCCTATGAGTCTTCTACTAGAGCCATTGTAGACACAAAATCTAAGGAGAGCATTTGGTTCGGTAAGCCAGGAGCCACAGCCGTCAGAGAGTTAATAAACCTCAATACTGGTGGCGGAAAGACTCTAATCAATACCCCATCAGGCATCTTCCTAGAGAAGCTTATCGAGGGCATAGTTGGTGGATCAGTTCCAGGCCAATTGGATGTTTATGTCAACGGTTTATTGGTGGCCCCAGCATACGACGGTGGAACAAATAACTACAAGCTATTTGGACCAGGCGACTTAGTCGGAGCTGCAGTTGATCCAGCCAAGTTCACCACTGGAGATTATGCACTCTATAAGGATCCTACTGGACCTCTGTTCAGAATCGTCTTTAGATTCAGCATACTTTCAACTGACGTAATTACCGTCAAATACAACAGAAACTTTTAATTTTTAATTAAAGTTTTTTAATAACTGCTAATATGTAAAAATAAAGGATAGTAGAGAAATCTACTATCCTTTATTATTTGGTACAATTATTATTGGAGTGTTTTATGAATAAAGCAGACAGATTAAAAAATTTAATAATAAAAATTGAAACATCAAAATTAGAGTCAATGAAAGCAGTAGAGTACTCTACTGGATATTTTGATTGCTTAAAAGATGTTATAGATCAAAAAATTACAGAATTTAATAATGTTATGACTATTAAATATGATGGCATAATTAGACAAAAAGTCTACGATGAAATACTACCATTGCTTATTAGCATATCAAAAGATAGCACCGAAAATGTACATGATGAAACAGCTGAGCATCCTTCTGTTCGTGCTCAAAATTTTTTAAATAGAATAAATTCATAATGCCTCTTTTTATTAAATCATTAGATTTAATATGTCAATTGCGGGCAGAGTCAAATGCGATAGAATATTATAATAATGTTTTAAAATTACATGAAGCTGCATTAGAAGATAGCAATGGGGATTCTGTTGTAAGAATGGATTTATTAAGACTTAAAGACTGGATAAAAAAATATATTATCTGGGCAAATAAATGGCATCTAGATAATTATGAAAATGGCGATGATATCACGGATGTTGAAGAGCTAAAGGAAAGATGGCCACCGCCTGCCAAAGCTCCTAAGCTAAAAATCTTTGAAGAAATTAATTAAAGATTTTTAATCAGCTCTCTATATGCCCTCTGTGTGCTTGGATTATTTATTGAGTAACCATAAATAATTTCTTTTGCATTCTTTATTTTTTCATCAGACAAGTGATCGTCTGTAGAGATTGCCCTGTCCAATAGTTCTGTACCTAGTTTTGTATTGAAGCCATCATAGTAGTACCCTCCTTCTTTGCAATACTCACTATTATGAATTATAGGAAAACCTAGATATAAAGCCTCTAGTGTAACATAGTTTAAATCATTATAAAAATGATTTGAAACTATTGTTCCAATTCTTTTTGTATTAAAAAGACCAGAAATAGAATATCTATTTTCTATAACTAGCTTTCCAGATCTATATAATTCTGTATTTGAGTATAGTTTATTGAAAGTTGTTCTTTCATTAAGATGTTTTGTTCCAAATAAAGTCATTGAATCTATCTTGCTAGAATCAGATAATTCAAGGCCTTCTGCAATTACAAGTGGAACAATACATGTTTTTGCAATGCTAATATTTGGCTCTAATGAAACTACATTTTTCTTATTAATTTCTTTGGAAAATTTTTCATTAATCTTAGATTCTTTTAACAAAGTTCCATCTATAAACCAAGGCTCCCATATATAGGGGATTGTCATAATATTTTGACCAGTAACATTCTTCAAAAATTCTTTTCCAAAATTATAGTGCGGGGAGATCAGAACATCTCTTCCCTCAACGTGTACTGCAGTTGGAGTCTCTCCTTTATATAATAATCCTTCCATTAAGTAAAACAAAAAACTTCCATAATTTATGGATACTACTTTTATGTTATTTTTTCTACAAATGTCCATTGCTGCTTCATCTAACATTGATGCAACTTCAAATATTATCGAATAAGATTTAATACTGTCTTTAGTCAGCACCACCCTATCCAGACCTATAAACTGTGCATCCTCTACATCTAAGACTGTTGCAATTGCGTCAACATCATAGCCCATTTTTTGCAATAACTTTATAAAAAAATAAGAATTTTGATTCAAACCATTTGACCAGATAGTTTTGGAACCTTTGGTGGTAACTCCTATCTTATGTTTAATTTTCATTTTTAGCTTCCTCTAAAATTATATTTTTTATTTTATCTTGATTGTCTTTATTATCTGTTGAAAATTTATTTAAAAATTCTTTATTAATATTATTATCTGTATCTATATCAAAAGTTTTTATTGCTTTTATTAATAATTTTGAAGCATCTATAATTTCAAAATCATTATAATAATATCCAACATTTTTGTATAGTTTTGAGTTATGAATTAACGGCCTATTTAAAAATAGTGTTTCAAAATATGTATAATTATACATGTCAAAAAGTTGGTTTGAAACAACAGTATTAATGGCGTTTCTAGATATCAAAAATGATAGATTAGATCTATGATATGGATATAGTTTATTATTATGTTTCAATTTTAAATTATTATAATAATGATTGAACATTACATTTTTCATTTTATCTTCAATATTTGCAATAAAAACAAATTTTAATATTGATGAGTCAACTCTTTCTACTCCTTCGCATATAGACATTGGTACGATTGAATTTTTATAAAATGAATTATTAGATTCAAATATTCCAACCTTACATAAGTCTTCTTTGTTTAAGGAATTGCTATCAAAATTGCCGATAGACTCTAGGCAGAAATCTGCGTCCCAGAGAAATGGGATTGTCTTTGTTTTTGATTTTGTAATTATTTCCAAAAAATTTGAAATACCATCATAATGATCAGCTATTAGCGACGTATTTCTTGATACACTGATATTTGATGGATCAAAGTTTTTATCTAAATTATCATTAACCAATGATTCTTTTAATTTTAATAAAATATTATCATGTATATTTGTTACAATTTTTTTATTATTTATAAATATATTTTTTATTATTTCTTCATCAAGATTTTTTGATATGTTAATGAATAAATCAAAATTTTTAATATCTTTAAACTTTATAACATTACTTTTTTCTTTAAAAAAATTTTTATTTTTATAAAAAGAAACTAAACTTACATCAAATTGTATTTTTTTTAATATTTTATATAAAAAATATCCACTTTGATCACTACCATCTAAAAGATGATCTGTAACATTATCATGAATTAAACCTATTTTTAACATTTAAAAACTCCATATTAATATTATTTTATTCTAATATAACAAATGGATATTAATACATGGCAATAATTAATATTATAAAACAAGAAAATACTGGAAGCAATTATTTTTCTGAGGATATATCAGATCAGATTTCAATTGATAAATTAACATATACTTCTACTTATATCTATAAAGATGGAACTCTAGAAGTTTATTTAAATGGAGTACTTTTAAAGCCAATAGCAGACTACGAAGAGGATCCTGATTTTAAGCATTTTTTAATTAACATTCCAGATGGTAAATTCACAAGTTATTTTCATTTATCAGCAACATTAATAATAAAATATCTAATAGCATAGGATATCAACATGGCAATGGGAAGTTATTTTTTAGGATCAGAGGTAAAGATACCGGTTACAGTGCAAATAAATGGCATCTCTACACCAGGAGTAATCCCTACTATTGAAAAAATAATTCTGCCCTCTGGTGTTAATGAGTCTGGCTTCCCAAAACCAATGGTAGTTACAAGTCTAGGATCATCTACATATTATTATAATTATAAACCAAAATATATTGGAGATTACATTGTGCTAATTAACATAATACATGATGGAACTACTTATACAACTATTGAAAATTTTACTGTTAATGATAACGTTCTAAAAATAGCAACAAGATATGTTCCAAGGGCGGTAGCAAGCTAATGGCAAATGATAGAAGCAGAGCAATATTAGGACAAGCAGTAGAGTTAATTGTTACATTTTATGGATTTGATGGAGCACCGACTCAATCAAATCCTCCTCCAACCATAAGCATTGTTAATTCAACCAACAACACAATCGTTTTAGAAACAACTGCTGGTATTACAAATACATCTACTGGTGTATATAAGTACACCTATAATGTTCCTTCATCTGGTGAGAGAGGCATCTGGAAAGATATCTGGACTGCAACAGTAGATGGCGTAGAAATTGTAAATGAGTTTAACTTCTTAGTAGTTTCTGACTCTACAGCCGTACCTGATGGAAATATTAAGTTGGGAGATGATGTTCTTTTTGATTTTACACAAGAAGAATTAGAAGGCTTAAACATTTTAATTAAATATTTAAAATGTAGACTAAGATCTGATGGTACAAAACCAAAAAGAGATAAATTTGGAGCTTTTATATTTGATGCTTATGGAGAAATGTTAACTGAAGAATGTAATGTTTTTAGTGATGAAATCCTCGCCTGCTTCCTATGCCAGTCCCTATCCGAGTTTAATTCTACTCCATTTTTCACCTCTTATCTATTTTCAGATCAGATAATTTATAAAACATTTTCGAACGTAATTGTAGAGGGAGCCTATGTGGTAGGACTGGCGTCACAGGCATTACTTGAAAAAGGCAGAGACTTTACGATCAGCGACGGTGGAATTTCCTACCAGCCTCCACAGCTTGGAGATTTTTTGCAGAGTCACTATCAAAATTGGTTGACAACCTACCGAGAAAGACTTAAGTTTATTAAAGCATCTATAAGACCTGGTGCTTCAACATTCGGAACCTACTCCAACCTATCCTCCGGTTCCCCAGCGTTTGCAAGACTCAGACATATAAGACAAAGAAAGATCGTATAGGAAATATTATGTTTTTGAAGGTAGCTAAAAAAAGCGAAATAGAAGATAAGCAAAAGTTATTAGCAAAAATTCGTGTTCATTTACGAAATGATAGTATGGCTAAAAACTTAGTCAAAGAGTATAAGCTAAAAAATTGGATTTTTGATGCCGTACCTTTAGACTTTAAGAAGATAAACGTAACTGCAAAAACTGTTAATGGGACTATCTACCTAAGCCCAAAAATTGAAGATATGCCTTTTAAAATTGTTATGAGATATGTAATTCATGAGTTTGTGCATGTATTACAGCATATTACAGAGCAAAAGAAGGGCGAGACAGAAGACGATAAAGATCAAGAATATCTTGAGAGAGAAGATGAGATTGAAGCTTTTCAGGAGCAAATAAAATACGATGCAAAACATCGTGGACTGAAAGCAGCAGAGGAATATACAGACGAACTTTTAGAGTACCACAAAATTCCAAAAACTGAAAAAATACACAAGAAAAAAGAGCTAATGGAAAAAGTAGAATAACTGCTATTATTATCTCTCTATTATAGAGAAAAATAAAATGATTATATTAGCAGGACAATCGCCTTCTCCAAACGAGAAGATGATATTACCAACAGAGAACGTCTCTTTTACTCTTATAGAGAAGAGTGGCTCTATTGTTAACTTGAGTAAAACTAAGGTCATTATTAATGATGCACTTGCTTATGACTCTGGCGATTTCCTACCCGAGTTTGATGGTGCAGAATCTTCTGTAGATAGAGTCGGTGATAATGTTATTTTCTTGATATCTCCTATTTTACCTTTTAAGTTAGGGGCGGTTGTTCTTATTAAGGTTCAGACTTTTGATATAGATGGAAAGGTTTATAACTTTGATTATGTATTTCAAGTTATTCCAAATCATCCAATCTTGATAGAATCAAGTCCAATACAAAAAGATAAGTTGCAATATCCACAGGTAATTTATCTATACTTTGAAGATATTATTTCGGATGTAAATTCATCTTCTATTAAAGTAATTTTGGAAAACGTTATCTTGCTAGAAGATGGATCTTTTAATTCTGAATTTTGTAGTAATAAATCAGATATAACAAAAGTAGCGGACGGAGCTATTGTTAGAATTGATTTAAAGAATTTCTTAAAGAATGGCCCTTACAAGATAAAATATTCCTCAGAGAATAATATAGGCGGTTTTCTATATGGAGAGTTTGACTTCTCTGTAGAATTAATCGAAGCCACCCTACCAGACGTATTCCCTCAGATTACTTACGAAGGAAGTGTTAGAGGTCTTGAAAAGGTTGCCAACCTAGGTATTGGCGACTCTGTATTATTAAAATGGCATAAGCCATTTTCTAGGTCTTATAAGGGCGATGCTTTTTTTGCGATATATCAAAGTGAAAATAGACTTGGAATTTTTGATTCATTACCTAAATATATCTCAAAACCAGGAATACTAACTGGAAATATAAATGGCTTAAGATCAGGAACTCTTTATGCATTTGCAGGCAGAGCTTTTGAAGTATACTCTGAGTCTTTTAATCCAGATGGAATGGAATCTTTAAATGATGATTTCTATATTGTTCCATCACCAACAACTATATCTGTGGGCGTTGGGATTTCTGATTTGATCATAAATGTTTCTACTACCAGTGGTTATCCAGAATATGGTATATTATTGATTAATAAAACAGAGGTTGTTAGATATACATCGAAGTTGCCAGATGCCTTTATATTAGAGTCTGGATTTAGAGGATTGAGCGGTACTATTCCATCAATCTTTGTACCAGGCGACTCGGTAGAGCTTTTCCTGGCCTGTCAAGATAAAAATTCAAATATCATTACAGCAATACCAACCAGCAGTGATGGCTATGCTATAGATAGACAAATAAATGAAATTGGAACTTTAGTAACAGATTATTCTGATGAAGATAGAAAGTTTTTTCAGGGATTTGATTTTTGTGGTTATCATAGACCACTACCACAAAAAACATTGCAAGGAGTTGACGATTGTCCCTCTTATCTGGGAGGCGAGTTTAATGGATTTAGAGGATTCAATCTTTATGATAGAATGATCAGTAGAGAAGAAGTATTATTAGATCAAACTGGTGAACCAGTAATTCTATTAAAAAGAATCTGGAATGGTACTACTTGTAGCTGTGCCAACTTGAGAGGGCAGCATCCAAAAGTCAAATCCTGCAATGGATGCTTTGGCACCACATTTGAAAGAGGATATGATCAGTACCTATATAAGAGGCGGGTGGACGGAAGAGTTATGGTAAAATTTGGTGACACCACAGAAGATCTAAAGCTATCCCAACAGACTCATATGCAAGTAGAATATGAGCCATCCTGCTGGTCTTTGCCAGCCCCAGCCATAAGAGACAGAGACTTAATAGTAAGATTTGACTATACTAATGACATAGAATATATTTATGAAGTTTTAGATGTAACAAAAGAAAAATTAGTTTTTAGAAATTTTACAAGACAAAAGTTAAGATTAAAGAGATTGGATAAGACAGACATTGTTTATACTTATCCTATTAACTATGCATTAATAAGGAGCTACGGTGAACTTCTGGGTTAAAAATTCAAGTGGAAGAAAAGATGCAATGTTGACTTTTGCCACAATATCTTTTTTTATTGTAACATTTTCAATTATTATGTCTTCAATTTCAGAAGTAAATATTGGTGATACAAAAATTACTTTTATACCATTAGACGCAAATCTTGCTTCTATTTATCTTGGTGCAACATTTACTGCTTATGTTACAAGAAAATATACAGATAAAAAATTTGAAAAAGAAAATCAACAAGATATTAGTACAATAATTCCTGAAATAATAACAAGTGCACTAGAGGCAAAAAATGATAGAAGAAAAACAAAAAACACAGAAGAGCCCTAGTTTGTGGGGTAAGTTTATTAGTTGGTTTAGCAGCCTAGCCTTTAAGACAAAATTCTTATTACTATCATTTTTAACTTTAATTTTAGGATTATTTTTCATTAATAACTCTAATAATAAAGAATTAAAAAAATATTTAGAAGAATCTAAAAAAAATACAGAAAAAAAATTAAGATCTATATCTTTATATGATGATAAAATAAACGATTATAAAAAATCCATTGATAGTATAGAATTGCAGATTCAAAGTACAGAATCTAAAATAAAAGAAATAACAGAAGAAAAACAACAAAAATCAACTTTAGACGAATTTTTTGACAAGAGGGTTTGATGCTTAAGCACTTAAAAGAAATTGCATTAGAATTAAATTCTAAAGATGCAAAAGAATATTTTATAAACAGAATAAATAAAATTGCAGAAGATTTAGGTTCAAAAGACGTATTGCTAATTGACATTGGAGATATGGAATCAATTTTTAATCCAGACAAAGTTATAGTTGAAGATGTAGATAAGTCAATTGGCAAAATAACTTTGGATGCTAAATGATTTTATTTTTTTTAAGCTTACTTGTTTTTCCTGCAGTGGCAGGAGATGAGATGAAAGCGGGTACTGTTTTAAAACAGGACTCTTATGTATTCTCTATTGATGAAGCAGAAAAGTTAAAAATTAGAGTTGAAGATTTAGAGAAAAAAGAACAGTTGTTAGAACAATACAAGATATTAGACGGCCTAAAAGCTCAACAAACTGATTTGTTAAAAAACTCTTTAGAAATAAAAGATGGTCAAATAAATTTATATAAAGAAATTATTTTAGAGAAAGACGATCAATTATCTTTAATTAAAAAGAAACATAATACACAACTACTGAATAATATGGTATTATTTGGTGCTGGAGTTTTATTTACTGGTCTATCAATTTATGCCGCTGATAAGCTAGATGATTCTATAGATAATTAATCGGAGATGTTATGGGAAGATCTAAATATCCAGAAAAATATGATACATCAGTAGAGATACCTCAAATTCGTGGGAATATTAATGAGATAGGTGTTGATGTATTAAATTCTATTAGGTCTGCTATATTACAAATAGAGCATACCTTAGGCGTAAATCCACAAGGATCTGCAACAAATACTGTATCTGACAGACTATCAAAATCACTTGATTCTGGCGGAAATATAAAACAAGAAGCTTTGGATAAAGCTGGTGTAATTTATGGTCCAATAATTAATGAATCTATTGCAAAAACAGCAGCAATAGAAGAATTTAAGTTAAAATTAGATTTTCCAACAAGGTTGTTGCAAACAGAGATTTCCCTTACAATGGGAAAGATTGATTATTTATTAAATCAATTTGAAGAAATATCTTCAAAATTTTCTTCACATGTATTTACAGATACTCCTAATAGGCATTCTTCAAAGTCTATTTCCATACCAGAGATAGTGGGAGGCTCTTCAGACTTAGGTCTAACCTCAATATCCTCTGGCAGTGTTTACACTGCAATTGAAGAAATATTGGAAAAACATGTTCAGTATTCTGGACTAAATATTTCATCTACAAATAATTCACATTCATCTGAACAAATTTATTTTGACAATGCAAATGTTGTTAGCTATATTACCTCTGAAAATGTTCAGGGGGCTATAGAAGATCTGACTATAGTAGCAGCTGGGCAGCAAATAGATCATCAGAATTATTTCCATGGAAATGGATATTTTAACTCATCTAAGATTTCTATTCTTGCGGCAGAAACTGCTCTAGCATTAGATGTATCTGTTGTATTCGTAACATCAACATATCTTGATTCTACAAGAAAAACAGAAATATCTTTTTCCATACCACAGGAAATTACATCACTAGAAAGATCAGATGTAGTTGCAATCAACCTAACTAATGGTGTAGCAAATTACATTATTTCTGATATAATTTATAATTCATCAAATGAAATAACAAAAATAATTGTATTTGGTTCGATTTCAGAAAGTTCTACATTAGCTAGTACTGCGACTTTTTATAAGAGGGATAAGAGAGATACGTCTGATTGGGGCTTGTGTCCTACTGTAATTGAATACCCAGATCTATTATCTGCTGGAATTGTTCAAATAGCAAATCCAAATTCTCCAGGAGTTATTTCAAGTAATTTTACTGCAAACTCAATTTTATTGGGTTCTCAATTTACATTGGAAATCAATAATAAAACATACACAATAGATTGTTATAATCCAGGTTATTCTTTTCAAACTTTAGAATGTATTATTTCTGCTATAAATGAGTCTTTGATGCAGCAGGCGGCTGCAGCACTGGCCTATAAGGTATACAGTAAAAAGACTGGGCAGTATGAGCTTGCTATTATTTCTAATTTTTATGGAACTGATAGCTATATTAAAATTTCTGATTCAACAGACTCACTTATTCTTTTGGGATTGTCAAGCTGGTCTGATAAGACTGTTTATGGAACTAGTGGAAATTATTATTTAATAAATGGTTATGTTTATTCTGGAATTAAGAATGTAATGAGTCTATCTGGACTTACTCTTGATTCTGGATCAAATTCTATATCTGGATCAACATTTACTGATTATCAAGTTAAAAAAGGAGATATTATAAATATCTCTGGATCCGATCAAGATGATGGAAGCTATATTGTTATAAATGTTTCTTCTTCAAAAATTTATGTGAATACATCACAGCTATCAGGTGGCACTTGGTTATCAAGTAGCTCTTCCACTACTAACTTTGAAATTTTAAGAAATACAATTTCTTTTCAAGAATATAATTTCATGGAAATAGATGGATCACCTAATGGGTCTGTATTTGAATTGTTTTTAGACAAAAATTACAATTTTACATATAGAACAAAATTAGAATATGAAATGGCTTTTTATTCTGGTAAATCTTTATTTTCAATAATAGACTGTGGCCAAGTAAATTCAAAAGTTTCTGAGCAACTTACATTTGAATATGATGGATCAAATGTATTTTGTTATTTAAATGTTTTAGACAAAAAACTTATATCTAATTATAAAAATACATATTTAGATATTTTTAGCAAAAATCATAATTTATTCATCAGAATAATGATTTATGATGCAGATGATATAGCTTCTTATATTACTTCTCTTGGGGCGGGTGATACCTTTGTATCCAATTTATATATCTATTCAAAATCAGAATATAGCGATATTTTGCTACTTGGAAATGTTACATACTCATCTGCAAATGGCAGAATACAGGGCTCCAGCTTTAGGCTTCCATATATTTATGACTTGAAAGACTCTGGGACTATAAAATCAAAAGATATTGGAGAGGAAGTCAGAAGAGATCTTCAAATAACCCCTATGAAAGAAACTAGATCATCTGGAGTTGTTGTTGGCTTAGAAATTTTAAATGTTTCATTTACATTAAGCCCCACTTATCTAGTAAGCATTGCTCCTGGTGTAGCGTATATTCGTGGAAAAAGATTTGAATTTAATGAAAAAGTAGATTTTGAAACAGGAATTTCATCCACATCATTTGATAAAATAATTTTATTTATCAATAGTGATGGAATTTTATTTGCAGACTCTGCAGATTCTGCAACATGTAATTTTTATATCAATAGTTCTGATAACATAGTTCTAGGCACAATTGAATATAATGCCTCTGTGACTCAAATTATAGATCAAAGATTATTGATAAATGATTTAGATCTAAAGCTTCTTAATTCTGTTACTGTTAGTCCAGTTCAAGGAATGGGACACTTTACATCTGTAAATAGTGCAATAAAATATGCTAAAAGATTTTCTCAACTATATCCAGAGGCTGGCATACCAGAGGTTATACTTAAGGCGGGAACTCATAGAATAGAAGTAGATATTCCTTTAAATTTTTCAGCCAAAACCACATCTGATATAATCAAATATTATGATAAGTATGGTTTATATTTAGATTTTCCAATTAAAATTACTGGAGAAGGAAGCTCTACAATATTAGATATTATAACTGGCTATACAGATTACCCGATCTCTGGAGATGATAGATCTTCTAATGCCAAGAATAAAGGATATTTAGTTATAAACGGATCAGGAAGCACAACCTATCCAGATTTTTCTAATGATATATTTGAAAGTGAAAACATAAAATTAAGTTATTTTAAAATAAAAAATTCAACAATTTTATATATTGATCCCAGAATTTCTAACTCATCTGGATTGGAAAAAACTTTTCAAAAATTAGAAATTGATAATTTATATTTTGATTGGTCAAACATTATATTTGATACTGCTGTTTTTAGTGATACAAAATATTATAATAATGCCGCAGCATTCACACCAACACTATTAAACGGTTCATCCTCTAGCAAGTATGGAAATTTTTCTGTTAAAAATTGTATCTTTGATACTTGTTTCATAGATTTTTATAACAATGCAATAGAATATCAAAATATAGATATTTCAAATAATTTGTTTTTCTCTCAAGATGAGACAACAAATTCTTCTGCGCCTTCATTTTTAATAAAAATATATAATGAAAGTGCATCCGCACTTAAAGATGGATGCATGTATATAGGTAATGGGCCTTATTTTCACAATTCTAGTGCTTATTTATTTTATTATTTACCATTTTCTCATTCAAATTATTTAGCCAATTATAATGCTATTAGAATTTCTAATGCACTTAGAGTTGGAGATGGAAGAGTTAGCCTCTGCAATGGAAGCTTTAATTTAGTGGATGGCACCTTGCTGTCCATAGAGGTTGCAAGCACAGGATTTGTTGGTGATGTATACATGGAGGGTGGAGATTTAACAGTAGACGGAAATGGAATATTTGCCGCACTCACAACAAGCGGCACTATTAATGCAGCCAATATTGAATCAGCTGATATACTAGTATCAAATGAGCTTACAATAGATGGAGCAAGCCTAATAATAGGTAGCGGATCATTATCGGCAATAAACACAACAAGCGTTAATATTGATGCAACCTCAACACTCGTATGCAATGGAAACGCAAATTTTAACAATGATACAGTATTTTCTGCACTAACATCCTTTACAGATGAGGCAACTTTTACAGGAGGTATGGAGTCTACAGGTAATATAAATATTGTTGGCGCAACATTATCAATTGAAAACGGAGGAGTAACAATAGATAGCTCCACTTTTAGCTTGGTAAGCGGTACAACCTTTTCAGTTGAAACATCTTCTTCAATAGACTTAAATGGAGTTTTAATATCATCAACTGGATCTCTTAATTGTCAGGCTGATGAGTTCACAGCAGGTACAGGAGTTTTTAGTGGAAGTGTTACCGTCAATAATGACCTTGATATTGGTAATGATTTAAATTGCAGTGGAACCAAATCTTTTAGAATAAATCATCCACATCCAGAAAAAAGTAATTGGTATTTACAGCATTCAGTTGTAGAGACAAATACAGCTGGTGACAATCTATATAGATGGACAATCTATTGCAAAAAAGAAGAGAAAAATATAATTAATTTACCAGATTATTATCAATATTTAAATGGTAACGAAATGATATGGGTAAGTCCAGAAGATTGTTTTGGAAGAGGGTACGGGAAAAAGGAAAAAAATAAAAACTTACTAGAAATATATGTAGATACAGACGGTAGCTACAATGTTTTATTAGTATGCACAAGAATTGATCCTGGTATTGCAAAATGGAAGGGAGTAGAATTTAAAAAAGAGGATAGCAAATAATGTCAAAGTCATCTTATCCAAACAAAATAGACTCCTCTATAGAGTTGCCAATAGTTAGAAATAATATTACAGAAATTAATGCAGAGTTTTTAAACTCCATTAGAGATGCTATTATTCAAATAGAAAAAACACTTGGCATAAACCCAAATGGATCATCTACTGTAGCAGAAAGACTTTCTTCATCATTAGACGCAACTGGAGAGTTTAAAAAAGAAGCGTTAGATAAAGCTGGAGTTATTTATGGCCCAATAATCAATGAATCTATCTCTAAAATTGCGGCAATAGAAGAAGCTAAATTAAAACTGGATTTTCCAACCAAACTGCTACAAACAGAAGTTTCTTTACTAAAGACAGAGCTAGAAGGTTTTATCTCACTAATGGAGGAGATTTCTTCTAAACTATCTTCTCACATAAATGTGCTTGGGAAGTCTAGACATATATCTGATAATATTTATGTAAGCTCAATTGATATAGTGGCATCCGACACGGCCACATCAGGATTCGCCGGTGGAAGTCTATCTGAAGCCTTATTGGATATTTACAATAATCACATAGGATTCTCAGGAGATGTATCTCAAGCAAATAATGTTCATAAGGCATCTCAAATTTATTTTGATAATACTGCCGTTGTAGATTTAATCTCTACAACAGATGTACAAACTGCAATAGAGACTTTAGCTGATCAAAAAACAAAAGCTTTAAAAACAAATTTATTCTCTACAAATTCAAATGGAATCATTAGACAGTCAAAATATTCTGATATTGTTAATAACGTAGATGGAAAACTAAAATTAGATTATACAAATGTTTCCTATACAGCTACATCATCTCAAGATCAAATCATATTATTATCCTCTCCTACTACGACACTTTATAGTATAGAAAAATTTGATATTTTAGAATTAACATCTGGAGTTGATGAGCAAGACAATAGAAAATATCTTATTCTTGACGTTGAATTAATATCTGGAAATTTATCAAATGTTACAATTTTGGGTGGAACAAAAAATAATAGCGGCGTAAATTCTAAAATTAGAATTTTAAAGAATCCCTATCAATACTCCAATTTGAATGCTTATAATACAACTGTAAGACCAAGATATAATAGAACTAATACTCCAGATATAGTCATTGCTCATCCAAACTCTGCCACTATTTTAACAAAAAATATTGTAACAGAAAAGATATCTGCAACATCAGCAAACATGGGTCTGGAAATTGATGGTACAGGCTACGATATTCCAGTTTATAATCCATCTAGAGGCACCTCAAATACTCTTGACGAAATTATTTTAAATATTAATGAATACTGCGCTGACAATAAGCTTCCAGTATTTGCTTTTAAAAATAAAGGAATTTCTTGCTATGAAATTGCAATATCCCATGTTATACCAAGCTGGATAGACTCTTCTACAAATAGATATTTGAAGATTATTGCGGCAGGTTCCAATGATGCAGCATCATCACTAGGCTTAGACTATTTGCTTGATGAAGAAATTTACGGAAGCTATGGAAATGCAGTACTGATAAATGGAAATACTTTATTAGATAATGATAGCATAACAACATATCTTGGATCAGATTTAACTTTAATAATAGGAACTAACAATATAGAATTTGAGGTTCTTGATCCAATTTCAGAAGGAATTAAAGTTGGAAATCTTTGCTACATAGAAGATAATGGTTTGTATAGAATTCAGTCTATATCTGGAAATACCATTACGCTAGATAGTCAAGGATCAACTTTTACATCTGATATTGCTACAGACAAAAAAGTTTTTATTTACAAAGCAACAGTATCTTTAGAGGCCTTAGAATTTTCAGAAATTGTAGGAGCAAATGGCTCTATAATGCTGGATATATTTATGACAGAAGATTTTGATTATGGATACCATATAAGAGCATCAATTATAGGTGATTTACAAAGCTCTTCTTTTAATGGTATTATTTTTGATATATCAAAAAATTACTTAGTAGATCAAACAGATGTAGTATCTGTTTCAACTTCAGGCCTAGCAACAGTTTTTGACGGAACTTCTACTTCAAGTGGAGATCAAATATATTCATCTGGAGAGTATATAATTAGATCTCCTAGTGGATCTAGCTTCTATAAAATGCAGGTATTAAATGGTCCACCTCTAAGCGGCTCTACTTCTGTTACAGTAAATGGTTTTGAGGAGCTATCTTTTGGATTAATAAGTCTATCTAGATGTATTTACTCTACTTCTTTTGGATTTATAATTGGAGAGTCAAATATTGGTGTTCCAACTTTAATTGACAAGAGGCCTAGCGGGACTACTGATGAGATAATAATATCTCCTTCTATAATTGAAAAATATATATCTGGACCAAGATCAGAGTTAAGAGATGATGGCTCGGCCTCTGGACTTTCCTTCTCTACTTCTGGATCAACTGCAACAGATTGTCTATTATCAATAAATCCAGGTTTTTACTATAATAGTGGAATTAGATACAAATTTAATGGAGTTTTAGATTTTCCAGTAAATCATAGCGGAACAAGTTTTTTTGTAGCTTTTGATAATAATGGCTGTTTAAGAGTTGGTACTGAAATTACAGATCCAGTAGGCGGTGGAATGATTTCTCCATTTTATGGCGAAAAGATGACGTATGTAGCCTATATGATTGTAGATCCTAGTGGAAATATTACTGAAATTGATTTAAGAAAAAATATATCTTTTATTGATAAAAAGATAGATCAAATTATTGTAGCGCAAGAATCTGGTGCTGGACACTTTGCCAGCATAAGTGAAGCGGTTAACTATGCTAGATATTATAAGATGTTTAATAAATCATCAGTTATTCCTTCAATTTTTATTAAAAATGGAACATATGATATTAATGAAACAATTATTTTGGATTTTGACATTCAAATTTCTGGATCTGGACCACAAACTATTCTAAAACAAGGAAATGATTTAGTTTCCAACTCAGGTGCGGCAGAAGAGCTATTGGTTGAGCATTATACTTCTGCTATGTTTTTGATAGGTGTTGCTGATAGCCTCTTGGCAAATCAATCTACTGACTTTACTTATGGAATTAAAATATCAAATTTGACCTGTACCTATGCAGATGATTATCCAGTAGCTACTGACTCTAATTATAATTTTTGCTTCTTAATTACTCAGGGTTTAAATTCATCCGATGATATTAAGTCATTTAAATTTGATAATATTATTTTTGAAGGATCTTCAAGCATGTCTGAAAGCGCCAGCAATACAAGCGGAGCATTGGCTGGAACTAGACAGATCATACCTATAGCCATAGGGCTGGCATCAGATTCTGGAGGAACAGCACCAACAAGCTTTGGTGGATTAATGGTTTCTAATTGCACATTTAACTATATGGGTAGTGGCTGGACGACTATTGGTGCTATAATTTCAAAACCAGGTACCTACACAATAAGAAGCTGCAATATCTACGGAAATCTAATAAGAAAAGCATCACCTAATTCTTTGGCAGTATCTGGTGGGAATTATTTTATATTTAATAATTCAATAAATTATTCAATATCTGGATTTATCTATCCAACCATGTCTTCTATAACTTTATCAATGTTAAATATTTGTGTTGCTGCAAACACATTATTTGACTAACCTATGCTGGGTGTAAAATGGAAAGAGAAATTTCAGCTATAGATGCTATATATCAAATTTTGGAAAAAATAGATGGGTTAGATAAAAAATTCCAAATTATAGATGATAATATAAAGATATTAAATAACAAAATAACCAAATTAAATAAAAATGTTTCTCAGGAAGCACCTAGAGCTATGCCTACGGCAGTTGCTGTAGGACAGCCTGTCTTCAATCCTACAGAAGAGGACTCTGGTGCTTCCAGAGAAGTTGAGAGATTAGTGCTGGGGCCGGTTAAAATTTATGGATACATAATGAACAAAATGAGACAACCAGTTGAGAATGTTGTAGTAAATATTTTTGATTTAAATAACAAACTTATTAAGACTAATAAAACTAATATAGATGGTTATTGGGAGTCTAGGTTACCAACTGGCAAATACAATATTGAATATATACATAATAAATTTAAGCCAATAAATAAAGAAATTGAAGTACCAAAAAATGTAAAAGAATATGAGGTGAAATAATGTTTTCGATTTCTATTAAATCCAATGATTCTTTAGTAGAAGAATCTATTAAGACTGGTAACAATATTGCAAATTTTATTAAAGAAAATTTAAATAAAAATTCTTTAATAATAAAAGATTCTAATGCAATTAATATTGTCTCTGGAAATGTAAATACTAATAAAAATGATTTAGTTGCTGAAATTAATTTTTCTTGTGAATTTTCAATTTCACAAGATGAAATGTTAGACAGAGATAAACTTGATAAGTTTATTTTCTACATAAAAAGTTGTTTAGATAATCTTTCTACAATAGAAGATAATAAATATTTACCGTTACAGTATAGAAAGGAAAAAAAGAATAATGATAGATCAGATAAATCTTCCAGGACTGGGACTTAATTCTGACCATATTGTATATTCTAGTTATTTTCATGACCATCATATTATTCAACAGACGGCAATTGTTCATCCAAAATATCTCTTAATAGATGGTTTAAGAAAAATATTTAGGAGTGATTCTGTCTATACATATAGAGATGACGAGTATGGATATCCTCTAACTCCAGACCTAACAGATAGAACAATTGACTCTCCTGACACTACTAAAATTTTGATTAGTGATGGCTATAGGTACGAGACTAAATTTTATCCAGCCATGATTATCAAGTCAAATGGCGGCACCTATAAGCCAAATTCTTTTAATCAAGATATGACCTTGAAGTATAGATCTGATGTTATAGAGAATGAATTTGGCTCAAGAAGAATCATCTCAACTCCAACACATAGAGTGTATACTGGCAAATGGCAACTAACATTTGATATTGGAATTTACTCTGAAAGTTTAGCAGAACTAAATGAGTTAGTTGATATAACATCTTTAGCAATACAGTTTTCTTTATGGCATGAGCTAAGGGCTGCAGGTTTATTTATCACTGGTTTAAGTATTGGTGGAGAAAATGCGGAGCCATATGCTAATGATTATGTGTACAATACTAATATCACATTAAACACAACATCTGAATGGAGAGCTGAAATTCCAATAGATAACTTGGTAGAAAAAATAGTTTTTAGAATTGAACCAACATTACACCAAGTTTCAGGGAATATTAAAACAGCACCAGAATTAACTACTAAATATGAAGATATATTAGATATCACACAAATTGTTTAATAATATTATAAATGATTACACCTACTAATAAAAATTTTGACGTAAAGTATCGGAGGATTTGATGGCTAACATTCCAGGTATATCAGGATATATTCAACCTGGCGCATTTGCAAGAGATCGTGTTGTTTCAAAAGCTGCCAGTATTCCTGGTGGTCTGAGGATTGCTGCAATTATGGGCGAGGGAATAAAAGAAGAAGTAATTATAGAGTCTGCTGCTGGAGCTGGACAGGATGGGTCTGCCGTCTGTTCTCCCACCGGAAGTGGAGATGGAAGATTCTTCAGGCTGGGAAGTTATCCAGTTATTTCTGGAAGAACAGAATTAACTCTAAACGGAACTCAGCTTTATGGAACAGAAGATGAAATAGATGAGGCTGGATTTGACTCTAAATATGATTTTAGAGTTGACACTAAAACTGGATGCATTGAGCTTCAATCTCCATCTATAAAAGACCAAGATGGAAAGGGTTATTCAGTTAGCTCTTTAAATATTGGAAATGGAATAATTCCAGATACATCTGATCCATGTAAAGTTTTGGATGTAATTGATTTTAGTGCTCCAGCCGAAAGATGGACATTAAAATGTGTTTCTGTAGTAAGAGACTCTGCAGGTTCTCCTGTTCCTGGCAGGGCAACATTCTCTGTTGTAGGAGATGTGTCTGGTCAGTCATATGACTCTACTGGAAATCCTATTTTCTTCCATAGCACTTATTTTACTAGCTCTTCTGGAGCTGTATCAGGAAACATAGACGCTTGTACTGATGGATATACTGTTGCATCTTCTGTAGAGTTTGGCACCGGAACTCCAGAGGCAGACGGTGGAGAGACACCAGATACAACTAATATCTTTACTTTTTCTGGAAATCTTGTATCTCAAGGACAAGCATTACCAGGAGATTATTTATGTGTAGACGGATATACTTCTGTAGAAATTGATAATATCTCTTATGATTCTGGAACAGACACTACCACTCTAGTCTTATCAACAGACTCCTTGGGTGGCGTTGGTTTTGCTAGAGACTGGGAGATTAAGGCAACAAACTTATTTATTGATGATGTTGCTTCTGGAAAATTTACAGGTGCAGATCTAGGCAAGATAATTTTGGCCTGCCCATCAGGAAACTTTGACGGCGGAAAGTTTGTAATAACCAAAGTAACTGCAAATAATAGAGTTAGAGTTTCCAAGTATGAGGATCCATCTGTCTCATTCCCTGCTCAAAGTGGTGTTGGATCATCTGGTATTTTTGAGGATGGAATTACATTCTACCTAGTAGAATCTAACGGCGTAATCATGGCCGGAATCCAAGAGGGAACCATAACCTTTGAGGTAGGAGATAGAATCTATGTGGATGTTGCATCTAGAGCATTAGCTTTTGGCGATAACCTAGTGGCAAGATATATCTACGAAGGAAACCTTAACGATCCACAGTTCTTTACAGACGCAGAGCTCTTGTTCCAAAAACATGGACTTCCATCTGAAACTAACACACTATCTCTTGGCGCACAAATGGCCTTTGAGAATGGTGCTCCTGGAATCTTGACCGTACAATGTAAGCCTCCAGTACCAAGAAGGACTTCTGCACAATTGCTATCTGCAATAAATTCCATTGGAATTGGTGGATTCACCGGATGTTTAGATGGTTCTGGAATTATTGACGACGACCTCTGTGGAGTGGAAGATCTTAGGTTTGTTATTCCAAGACCAACATCCGGTCTAAGATCTGGAAAACCAGATGCAGACTCTAGGGTAAATATCTTTATAAATAGGGCTGGAGTTGAAACTCAACTTTTCCCAAATAAAGTTGATTTTTATAATAGCCAGTTAGAAACAGATTCTCAGCAACTTAACTTCATTACTAGTTCTGATAATCCATTTTCTTATACAGTTGTAAATACTAATACTGAAATTTTATTTACAGCAGAAAATGGAACAATGACCAGCGCCTCAGATGGAAGAAGTATTTCAAGTCTTTCACTTGATTTAGATGGTTCACACATTGGCTCAACCATTGTTATTGAGTCTATGGAAGATCTATCTGGAACTGTTTATACAAGCATAACAGATATATCCGAGCAACTATATGGTTTAGTGCCAGTGGATCCTTCTGCTGAAGTTGTAATTTCTGCTGTATCATCAGATACTAGAGCTACTATTTTGGGATCTGATACCAATACCTTAACCTTTACTAACAAATTTGTAAATATACAATTTTTTGTAAAATCTACAAATACAACTAATGTAAGTGCTGCAATATTGCTTCACAAAGATTTGGTTAAGAGCGGTGCGATTAAGAAGGGCGATGGAATTAGAATCACATATGTAGATCAAAATGATGCTGATTATTACGATACTAATTGGTTTACAGCTTTTGAGAAACTAGAATCTGCAGATGCGCAGATCATCGTTCCTCTACCATCTAGCACTATATCCTCTATTTTCAAGGCAGCAGTAGGGCATTGTGAAAACATGAGCTCTATAGCTAATAGAAAAGAAAGAATGGCTATAATTGGCGCTCAAATTGGTATAACTCCAGCTAATATTCTTGGTGAATCTTTTGCTGCAGTAGAGAATCTAGGAGTTCTTGAGGGAATTCAGGGTGATGATCCACTAGAGATTCTCTCTGGAGATGTAGAAGATTTGGCAAACTACAAGCTAAGTGATAACTATTCAACACCAAGATCAGTATACCTTTACCCAGACTCTATTGTAAGAAACATTTCTGGAACAAATATAGCACTACATGGATTCTACATGGCTCCAGCAGTAGCTGGCTTGTTATCTGCAACACAAAATGTTTCAATACCACTTACAAATAAAGTTCTTCAAGGATTTACATTGACTAGAGACAAAATCTTTAGGCCAATTATTCTTGATAGATTAGGTGGAGAAGGCGCTACAGTTATCCAGCCAATCCCAGGCGGAGGGAAAGTCTTGGCAGGTAGAACCACTAGCCAGAGTGGATATGTTGAAGATGAAGAGATTTCAATTGTCTTCATTAGAGACAGAGTTAAGCAGGTTCTGAGACAAACTCTTGCAGGATTTATCGGAGGAGTCCAGGGCCCAGATACACTTAGCTTGATTTCAGCTAGAACCAAGACAATCATGACGGGCCTATCATCCCAGGGTTTGGTTACTAGTTTTGGAAATATTAGAGCATCTAGAGATAAAGTTGACCCAAGACAAATAAACATTTTCTTACAGTTTGTACCAGCATATCCAATCAACTTTGTCTTTATTGACATTGAAGTTGGCGTAATTTAAGGAGTAAATAAACATGGCATCATATCCATATACAGGAACATTATTTGACTCTGAAGCAGTAACTGGTGCAAAGACAAGAACTGGGCTTAGCACCCAGATTGTTGTCTATGTAAATAACCAACCAGTTGGTGCAATTCAGACGTTTCAAGAAAGACAGCAAAGGGCGATCAAAAGAATATATGAAGTTGGAACAGATGGAACTGTAGAAGCAGTCCCTCAGTCAGCAGCTACTGTTGAGTTAACAGTAAATAGAATTGTTTTTGATGGTCTTTCATTGCCAGAGTCAATGGCTAGAGGATTTAGGAATATTCATTCTCAAAGAATACCATTTGATATAGTAGTAATTGATAGATTTACCGGCACAGAAGAAGATGGTGGTTCAATAGTAACCACGTATCATAACTGCTGGTTCGGTTCATTAGGCAGGTCTTATACAGTTAATGATTATACCATTACAGAAGACGCAAGCATTACCGTAGAGTCCATCAGCACCGAAAGAAACGGCGCACCAGTCGCCAGTAGTCAAGGTGTCGGAGGCGGTAGAGATCTTGGCTCAGAGGGTCGTCAAATCGACGCAGTCGAGCAGGCTGCAGACTACGGTACATACAGAGGAAGCTTGGACTTCCCAGGCCTCATCAAGGCAGCTTTTTAGTTTTAATCTAAAAATAAAAACAATAATAAACCCATCATCTTTGGTGATGGGTTTTTTATTTTAGTATAATATTTTTGGAGAATAATAAATGTCAAAAACATCTGTCTCATTAGATTCTAAAAAAGAAGAAGTTAACGAAGCACCACCTTCCAAGAAAATGACAATTAAAAATTTAAAAGATCTTATATTTCTGGGAAGAATAGAGAGAGATGTTGTCTGCGGAGAATGTAGCTTTTCAATGAAAAGTATTACAGCGGAAGACCAAAGAAATATGGTGGCAAAAGTTATAAAGCTGCCGGATGATCTTAGGTTGCTAAATGCTAAAATTATTTCTCTAGCCTTTTCTGTAGATAGGGTTAACGGTGTTCCTTTAGAAGATATTGCAGAAGAAGGTGACTTTGAAGATGATTTTGATAAAAAAATATCTGTTATAAAAAATCTTCAAATATCTGTTGTTAATAAGTTATTTAAAAACTACGAAGAAATAATTGAAGAATCTAATTCTCAAATTGAGATTACAGAAGTAAAAAAATAATAGAGGGTCCAGAATCGAAGATTCTATGGACCCTATCCAAATATTGGGGATGCCCAATTGATGATGCTAAAATAAAAAAAATAAATGCACCTCAATTGGTGTGGTATGGATTAATGATTGGCAAAGATTTAGAAGAATCTTTTGAGTCTGATTTGGCGTTCTCAGAATATATGGCATCATTTATTAATCCAGAAGCAGTCTCTAAGATCAAATCTGCAAGAGAAGCCAAGAATGATAAGAGATTTATGGATGATAGTCAATTTGAAGAAATGATCAAAAATAAAGACTTCTTAAAAGTTGAGTATCAAAATAATATTCCTGATAATATTTCTAATAATATTCCAGATAGAAAGGGAGCTAGAGATATTAGGTTACCTAAAGAAATCTCTGGAATCTTAAAGCTAAATAGAGAAAACTTCTAGAGGAAATATGGCATCAGATACACCACTCGCAACAAACCTTACACAACTTGCCGATAGTTCCGTCAAGGTTAAGGAGAGTCTTAAAGAAACTTTAGCTCCCATAAATGATATAAATGCTGCAATAACTGTATTGGGGAAAAGTCTCAAAGATGGAACAAGTGGTTTTGAAGACATTGGAACTGCAGCAGGCCATCTCTCAAAAGCAATGGGTAGCATGGGTGGCACTGTTGGATCTTTAATAGCTACAATTCCCGGACTACGAGGTGTTGGCCAAGGTATTTCTACTGCCTTTGATGTTCTGGGCACGATGTCAGCCGGCTTGTCAGAGGTTATGTCAGAGACGGTAAAGAATACCATAAATCTTGGTGATGCCTTTTCAAAACCAGTTAGAGATCTTGATAAAGAGATGTTTAATCTGACAAAATCTTTTGGTATGGGTATTCAGGC